GTAGCGACCGAGCGCTTATCTACTGCGCTTAATAATTCCAAACAAAACACAGCCGCTAACCGCGAAGAAATCGAGAAAACATCGGACAAGATGTCCACACTTGGTTTCTCTACCGCGCAAACAGAGTCGGCCTATGGCACTTTAATCACAGCAACAGGATCCGCAACAGAGTCCACAAAGCTGATGAGCATGGCTGCCGACCTTGCGCGATACAAGCACGAGGATTTGGCAACCGCTGCAGCTACCTTGGCCCGAGGAACAACGGGCTCAGCTAAAGCGTTCCGCGAGCTGGGCATCACGCTTGATACATCTCTGCCTAAAAATCAGGCAATCGCCAAGGCGTTCGATGAGTTAAATGGAAAAATCGGCGGGCAGGCTGTTGGATATACGCACACATTCGCCGGCGAGATGGAAGTCCTAAAGGCTAAGTTTGATGACATAGCAGTCAAGGTCGGCGCTGTTGTTATGCCAATTCTGACAAAATTCTTGGAAATTATTACCAAGTTTATTATTCCGGCCATCACGGACATCATCAAATACATGACCTACTGGGAGCGCCAGCTCATCAGCTTGTGGAATACACACGAGGGATTCCGCAAAGTAGTCGTTGATGTTCTTAAAGTTGTTGTTGAAGGGTTTGGCTATCTCCTCGGAGCGATTGCAAAAGTTATTGACACCGTGGCAAAGATTCCTGTCCTCGGCGCTCCTTTTAAGGCAATGGGCAAAAGCGTTGATGAAGCAGCTGTATCTGTCGGCAAGTTTGGCCAAGGGTTAGATGACCTTGCCAACAAAAAGATTTCTATTGGTGGCAAGTCTTTAGCGGATCAGCTCTCAACGGCTGGGGTTTCGAGCGCTGGCGGAGATACAGGAGTTGCCGGTCAAGTAGCTGGCGGAGATGTTAGCAAAGCCGCAGTAGCCGCAGCCAAGAAATCTGCCGCTGCCGTTATTGCCGAAATGAAGAAGCAAACCACAGAGTTGATGAACGAGCAAAAGCAAGTCAAGTCTATCTACGACCAAATGAATGTGGACTTGCGCGATTATCAGACACAATACGAAAAGTTGGTTCAGACTCACAACGATGCAATAGCCAAGGCAAACCTGACTTTTAATCAGGCACAGGCTGCAGCACAACAGACTTTAGATCAGGCCAACCTCGCGGCAGCTGCGGCGAACAATGACGCTATCGCCAAACTGCAGCAAGATGCCGCAGACAAGCAACTGGCTATTGTTCAGCAATCAGAGGCCCTGCTCACCAATGAATTTGCAAATGCCACGAAGATAGACCTTGGCAAGTCATTCTTTAGCTCGGGTACAACCAGCGGGCTTATTGACTCATTCCAGCACCAATTAGATGCGATGAAGACTCTTGCCGCCGATGCTTCCAAGCTCGCTGGTATGGGTTACTCACAAAACTTTATTCAGCAGGTTGTCGCACAAGGCCCACTTATGGGTGACCAAATGGCTCAGACTCTTATTAAGGCTCAACCTGAAACAACAGCACAAATCCAAAACTTGTTTTCACAAGTGCAAGATGTATCAACGACTGGATTAAATGGTTTAGCAGAGCAAATGAATCAAGGCGGCAATCTGGCTACTCAGGCTCTTGTGGATCAGTACAAACAAGTAACCACAGACCTTAATGTCTCACTTGCTGCTCAAGCAGATTCGTTTAATGATATTTTGGCTAAGAATAAATTGTCTTATGATGATGCCGTAGCTCGCGCTCAGCAGACTCTGCAAGACGCTCTCGATGCCTCACAGCAGTCATTCGACCAAGCTGCAACAGCTCTCCATGATGCCACAATGACAAAGCTCAGCGACCTACAGACAAAGCTAGAAGAAGTCGCTGCTTCTATGGCTAAGGTCAATGGCGCTGGAATATCTATGGGCAGTATGGCGCTCGCTGGATCGGTTGCGGCCCCATATCTTTCGGGAGCTGCTGCTTTGCCGACAACACAAACAGGCTCGGGAATTACGGTCAATCAACAGAACTACATAAACACGCCTGTTCAGGTTGCAGACATTACGGCGGCAACTTATGGCGCGCTTACCTATGGACAAGCTCAGGGCATCACCGCCAAGATTAACGCCGGAAAGGTTGGCTAATGGCTACGGTCACCTCGCTTAATTATTATTCCTTCGCTTTTAACGGTTTCGTCTTTGGTGGAGCTGGCTCGCCCTACCAAATCCTTTCGGTGGATGGCTTAGAGTCCCTGCCAAATATCCGCAATCAGGATGACAACCGTGGCTATGCAGACGGTATGTTCACGGGCAACGACTTTCTTTCAGGTCGCACCGTCACTATTACGGTGAACACTTTTGCAGGCAACGGAAACTCGGCCCAGACTAACTTTAACCTTTTTCAAGCCGCGCTTTTACCTCAAACCAGCGGAACAACCCCTTTGCAATTTCAGCTCTCTCCCGCCGGTGGATTACAGCGCCTCAATGCCCGCGTTCGCACCAACAAGACCGTTGTTGATCCGAATTACACCTACGGCTATATCACCTCGCAATACACATTTTTCTGCGCCGACCCCCGTTATTACGATGACACGCTACAGACTGCAACCCTCGCCGTTGGTAACCCTCTGGGCCGTCAATATAACCGCACCTACAACCTCTCCTATGGCGGCGGCTCCTCGACCCTTACAACGACCGTCAATAACGCAGGATGGGCAACCACATACCCTGTCATAACCCTCAACGGCCCTATCACCAACCCGACCCTTGGTAATAACACGCAAGGCACTTACATTACGATTCAAGGAACTTACGCAAACACCGACACCATCGTCATTGACCTAGATCAGAAACTCATCACCCTCAACGGAAGCCCTGCCCGCAATTTGATTAACGGCGGCTCAAACTGGTTCTCTGCTCCACCGGGTAATAACTCTTTCTTCCTATCTGGAACAGGTACACTTATCGGCACTACGGCTGCGACCATTACTTGGCGCAACGCGTACATCTAAGGAGAAGCAATGGCATTACGCACACCCCCAAGTTGGCTGCAAAACGGAAGCCATCCTGCGGAAAACGACCGCCTAACTACCCAGACAATCTGGAAAACCTCTGGAATCATTAACGCCACTGACTTAGCCGTTACTCAAAACTCTCCTGCCGGTATGTCCGTTCTTGTCGCTTCTGGCTGGGCTGCAATCGTTGGAACAACGCAGTCCAACATGGGCACATACATGGCCTATAACGATGCCACGACAACTCTCACCGTTTCCACGGCCAACGCATCAAACCCACGCATTGACATTGTGGTTGTGACCGTCAATGATGCTTACTACACGGGATCGCTGAACAATGTTACTTTTCAGGTAATCGCGGGAACCCCTGCCGCCTCTCCGGTAGCTCCTTCGACTCCCGCTAACTCGCTTCTCCTTGCGACTATTGCTGTAGGAGCTGGCGTTACTTCTATCGTAAACGCAAACATTACTGATAACCGAGTAAAAGCTAGCTCAGCAATTTTAGGATCTAATACTGCCGTTACTAGCCTCGAAGAAGTCGGAAGTATTGTCGCTTCTGCCGCTACGGGTACAGTTAATATCGATTGCGCAACCTCGACTTTCTGGTATTACACAACTGCGGCAACTGCTAACTGGACACTTAACTTTCGAGGAAACTCATCAACAACGCTTAACTCAATTTTAAGTGTCGGCAATAGTATTTCGGTAGTGTTCTTAAATACTAGTGGTTCAACCGCTTATTATCCTTCGGCTTTTACAATTGATGGCACTTCGGTTACTCCTAAGTGGTCGGGTGGTACTGCGCCGTCAGCGGGTAACGCTTCTGCAATTGACGCGTATTCATTTACAATTATTAAAACTGCGGCAAATACTTATACGGTTCTAGCAGGCGGGGCGGTGAAGTTCGCATGAGTCCTTTACTTACTGGTTTCCCTTTTGGTGGTGGTGGAGTTGGTAAAGCCAGCGTTACTGGCACAACAGGATCACCCACTGTTGACACATCTTCTCGTCCCGGAAAAACTATTTACAAATTTACTGGCTCTGGTTCTATTACCGTAGGCACTGCTGGTTATGCTGAAGTTCTTGTTATTGCTGGTGGCGGCGGGGGCGGCGCTCAATATGCTGGCACAGGTTCAGGTGGCGGTGGTGGAGCTGGCGGATTAGTTTATTCAACAACTGCTTTTATTCCAACAGGTTCTTTGACTGTAACAGTTGGTGCTGGTGGGTCAAACTCATCACCTTTTTCTGGTTCGCCTTCTGGAATTGGAATTGGTAGCAATCAAATTATTGCTTACGGTGGTGGTTTTGGCGGAAGCGCAAATTATAACGGTTCTGGTGCTAATGGTGGTTCCGGCGGCGGTGGAGCAAGTTATACTTCAGGCTATGGCGGTGGTGGAGCATATTTTAATCAAGGTAATTCAGGCGGCAGCGGACTTTCTTCAAATGGTGGCGGCGGCGGTGGAGGAGGCGCAGGAAGTGCTGGTTCAACAACTACTGCTGGTTCGGGATTAGCAAATTCCATTACTGGAACATCTGTAACTTATGCTGCTGGTGGACCGGGTGCAGGAAACGGTTCTAATGGAGCAAGCAACACTGGAAACGGTGGTGGCTCTGGCGGTGGTGGTAGCGTAGGCAATGGCGGTTCGGGCTATGTAGTAGTAGTGATTGGATAAGGGAGACAACATGGCACATTTTGCAAGAATTGAAGATGGAATTGTCCGTCAAGTTATTGTTGTCAATAACGAAGTAATTGGTAATGCTGAAGGATTAGACGGAGAGGCCATTGGGATTGCTTTCTGCAAATCTCTTTACGGTGAAAATACCGAGTGGGCGCAGACTTCATATAACGCTTCATTCCGTGGCAAATATGCTGGCGCGGGCGATATATGGGACGGTAAGAATTTCGACTCTGAGGCTCCTGCGCCAACTAAATAAAGTAGAATTATTTCAACCTAAAAATCAAAGCTCGCTGATGCTACCTGCCCCGAAGGGAAATGGTAAATGGCAACTCAATATCGTTATCTCTTAGCGGATTTAGTCACCAATCAGGTTTTAGCTGAGCTTCCGCTAACGGGGGTCAATTTCGGTCAGCAATTAAACGCCGCGGGCACAATGACGGCGCACTTGCTGGTCTCTGGCGTGAATACCGCTGGGCTGAATGTCCTCAACGGCTCGATTCCGGGCCGCACGGCGATTTATGTGGATCGCAACGGCATCTTGGTCTGGGGCGGAGTTTTATGGCAGCGCGAATACAGCTCTGCGGATCAGCTTGTTAAATTAACGGCTCGGGAGTTTCTGTCCTACTTTGAGCGCCGCAGAATTACTGATGGAACAGGAACAGCCTACGGAG